ACTGACGTCAGACGCCGAAATCTTGAACGCTTCCAGGTTGGCCATCACGATTGCGAACTGTGCCACGAGAGCCGCCAACGCCAACACGACCAAGCCGATAGGGTTAGCCGCCATCGCCAGGTTCAACCCCGACTGGGCAATCGTAACCGCAAGCAAACCGGCCACGACTGTAGGGATGAGGGTGCCGTCCTCAGCCATCTCGCCCAGCTTCGCCATGAAATCCTTGATCGCCGGCAGAGCATCCTCCCGGAACCAGTCAGAGAAGTCATTCAACATCGCAACGCCGTCAGTGCTCAACCACGCAACTGCACCCTCAATCTCGGGCATGAACTCGGTGACAACCGTTTCCGCCACCTCACCAAAGCGGTGATTCAGGGTTTCGATCTTGCCCGCGAACGTATCCGCGAACGCCGCACCCGACCCGCCAAACTGAGTCTGCAACTCATCCAAGATGACAGTCTGCGCACCCATCACATCGCCAGACTCAACCAACGCCTTCACCATGTCGGCCTGCTGATCGGTGAACGTAACACCCACCTCAGTCAACGCAGCAATACCCCTCACAGGATCGTTCAACGCCTTACCGAGCTGCATCGCCCCAGACTTCGCATCCGTGCCCATAGCACGCGCCATGTCCACCATCAACGTCGTCGCCCGGTCGAAGACTCGTTCGTTCTGACCCGCACCGTTACGAATATTCGTGAACGTCAGCAGCAGGTTCGCGCCCTCCTGCACCGCTTCCGCCTCAGTAGCAGTGGTCCGCTCGAGCGAGTCGGCAAGTTTGGTGATCTCCGCAGCGGTAACGTTCGCCACGCCACCGGTTGACTTGATGACCGCGTTGGTCTGCGCACCAATAACCTCGATGCGTTGCAACGCCTGAACAGCATCGAACCCGGCCTTGATGATTCCAGCAGCCGCCGCCGCAAAGGCAATGCCAACACCGACACCAACCTTGCCCAGAATGCCGCCCATCACGTTCGCGTCCTTGCCAACAGACTGGAACGCCTTCTTCGTGTTGTTCTTCGCAAACAGGTCGAACGTCAAAGTGCGCTTAGCCACGGTTGCTCCTGTTCGCCTTAGATTGTTTCTGATCTGCCTCAACCGCCGCCACAGCATGACCGCGATACACACGCCACCAGTTGAACGTCAACTCCATGACGTTGAACGGTGTAACCCCACACCCCGGAATGTGAACCTGAATCGCCGGTAGCCACGTATACACGTCGGCTGGAATGTCCTCGAACGGTTCCAAGTCCCCTACGACACTGGTAGGTCGCTTTCTGCCGCCTCTTCTAAAGGGGCCGGGTCATCCTCGTCATCGTCGTCAGAAACGATCTCAATGTCGTTGAACGCAATCTGTCCGGCGTCCTCGAAGGTGACGTGTTCGCCAGCCTTGCGCCGCGCGAGGAACGCCAACCCGATGAGGTTCTGAATGAACACGTCGTCATCGAGAAGGTCAATCGACTGGAAGCTGTCCGCCGCAGACGCCTCCCCAATACGAGTGAACGTCTCGCTGATGCTCTTCACCGAAACGCCTGGCGAACCATCCCGCCGCGTCTGCACCTTCAAGGCGTACAGGTCATTGAGCGCAGCATTGTTCACCGACTCGATCAGACTGTACGTTTCAGAACCCACACGAATACTCGTCACCTGATCCGACCTCCTAAAGCCTTCACCGCTTCATCGAGCGCGGCCAACATTTCACCCTGAATCTTGTTCGTCGTCTCCCGCTGCAACACCGCCGCACCGAAATACGGTCTGCCCTGCTGAATGAACAACCGTGCCGTGTTACCAAACAGCGGAACCCGGTAGCCCCTCTTCGCGTTGTACGCCGCGAACAGTGACTTCTCATTCATCGGCAGGCGTGACGAAGACGTTTTGATCTTCACCCCAGCACCAGTCCGAGAGAACGACACCACAGTGGACGTGCCCGCCTGCAACGCTGACCGGAACCCCGAAGGGTCAGGAGCGCCAGCAGGCGGCGTCTTGTCCAACTCGCCACGGATCGCATCAACCGCGACCTGACCGGCCTTCTTGATCTTCTTCCGCAGAGCCGTCGTCAACTTCTTATCAGCCGAGTCCAGATCTAACTTCAACCGGTACAGTTCAGCCGGATCAATCGTGACCGCTATCCCACTAGCAACCATCAGATCGCAGTCTCAGCCGTCACAATCGCCACATACACCGGATGAGCCGCAACACGACCATCCAACGCCGTGAAGTCAATCGACTGCGTAACCACGCCACCACCAGCGGTCGAAGGGATCTCCCCCTCGAGCCGCACCAACGGGATCGTGATCTGCAAGGTGGGGAAGTTCGCCGCCTCAATCGCCACCGCAGTCTTGAACGTCAACACGATGGCAAGGTCGGTCTGGTTCAGCCACGCATCACGCAACGTGTTCGAGTCATATTCGACCGTCATCGAACCAGTCAACGACCGCTTACCAAGAGCGTTGATCCGCGACCGCGAACCCGCGGCACCGAAGTTGAACCCGTCAGTGTCCAACCCGTTATCCCACGCCAGGTTCACGTCACGAATGTTCGCCGTCGCCGTGCCACCCGACGCAAGGGCTGTCGTCGTCGGAACGGTCACCGTCCCACCAACAGTTACCGCGCCATGAATGAACGACAGCTCTGCAACCGACGCAGGGTAGGAAGCCGAAGCCAACGTCGTACCGGTAACAACGGCCTTGCCCAACCAGTTGAACTTCAGCGTGGGGATGGCCGCGTTACCTGCCGACAGTTCAAAGCCTGAACAGACCATGCCCGTGAACGTGTGCGGTTGCGATGCGCCACCACCGAGAAGGGGGATGCCCTTCTGGATCGTGTACGAGTCCAACGGGTCGGTCGCGGTCGGAGTGAACAACTGCTGGTAGGCGTCAGTCGAGGCGATCTGGTTCGACGAACCCGTACCACCGAAGGCCGCTTCGATCAGCTTACCGAGGCCCTTCGTCTGCCCCTCGACGGTGAACGACCCGCCAACCTCCTGCTTCACCAACACTCGCCGGTCTGCGTAGTCCATGCGTTGCCCCACACGCATACCCGCGCCCTGAGCGAACTCCTGCATGTTCGTCAAGTCCTCTTCAATGAACTCAACAAACGAATCAACGGTGACCGCTGTACCGTACGTGGACTCTTGCACGTACCCAATTTGTGCATCAAGCTGCGTCGTCATCACGAACACCCTTCTCAAGTTTCACAGACGCCCAGTTGCGGGGCTGTGCCCCCAGTAGTGCCGCCACGTCGGCAGGCACCTCGAACACTTCTCCGGCCTTCACGACCCGCCCCAACAGGGGCACCTCTAGGTCACCAAGCGGTGACACGTTTCTCAGTTTCGCCACGGTCTAACTCCTCACTCGAACTTCGGCAGACAAGGTTGCCGTGATGACGTGCATACGCCCCTTGGCGAGCACGTCGGGATCAGTAGCCGCATCGGCGGCAATGTCAGTCAGGAAGCATTGACGAACAACGCCGCCCAACGTCGTATCGGTCACTCGCACGTACTGGGCGAGCTCGTCTAACATTTCGTAGGCCCGCGCTTCAACCACTTCTTCCATTGCGACGCCGCCGCCACGGAATGAATAGAAGTCGATCTGACACGTCAACGACTCCTCACGGGACCGTTGCGTGCCGAACGTGACCGCCTCCTGATTCGCAGTCACCGCGCCCACACACACGTTGTCGTCGGCTGTAGCGAACGCGGGCAAGCCGCGCACCACGAGCGTGTACGGGTCAGTGTCGCCCGAGTAGAGAGACACGCACCGGTTGAACACTGCCGCACGGAACTCGCGCGCCTGAGTCGAAGCACCCATCAGGCAAACCCCGCAACACGCGGACTCGGCTGCAACAACTCCATGACACGCTTAGGCACCGCAAACCCCATCGGCACCGAATTATCTGGAGGGGCCTCACCAAACGCAGGAATGTTCGCCTGACGGCCCTGCTGCCACCAATGGCGCACCAGTTCACGCGTGGCAAGTTTGATATTCGCTGGTACCGTCGCCGTACCCACAGACACGGTGACAACCACATTCTGAATGCCGTACCCAAAAACGTCTGGGGCAGTAGTCGAACCCGCCATCACAACACCCGCACTCGCGTCGGTGGTGAAGTTTGTATACGCGCCACCATCAACCGTGATCGATGTGACGGACGTGAACCTCACGGGCAACACCACCGCAGGCCGACCGCCATCAACCGTGTAAATGCGCGTCTTCACCAAGACGGGGCCGGTAATGTTCTCGATGACAGGTGTTGCCGCCTCAATGTACTTCTCAAGGTCAGCATCGTCAGCGGTTTGCCCGGTGGCCCACCCCAAAGATGCGCGCGCCTCCGCGAGCGTAATCAACCCGTCAACGATTGCCACGTTCGGCCCTCACGTAGTAGCCGCGCTCGTTCGGCGGCAACTGTGCAAGACGCTGCTCAAGTTCTGCCGCAGCCTCCCGACGTTCGGCCGCATCGACTTTCTCGTCACGTTCCTTCACCGCATCAACCATGACCAACCTCCAACAATCGAACTGATCTAC